TGTAACAGCGACGGCTACCAAGAGGGCGAGACGTTTCATTTTTAATCCAATCAGAGAGTGGCCGGAATGGCCGAGGTTGTTTTACTGGGCTACAGCGGGTGCAGTTGGTGCGATGACGGACTGAACAACAACTGCGGGAGGTGGCGGTGGAGGTGGCATATCACGCAACGCCAGTCCGATCGTGCCGAGCGCCATCGTCCAATTGAAATTGATGAACGCTGGACGTTGAGCTGGATCTAAAATTGCCACGATCGCCAATACGACATAGGCGACCACACCAATGAGCATGAACAACTTGAAACGGACACTTGGATTCATTTCAGACCTTTCGAAGAACGGAAAAAGACCGCTCGCGGCGGCCGGGTTGGTTAACGGTGCGTTGTGGTGCTATGCGACATTGTCGAACTGCGTCAGGTTGCGAGCATGGATTTCGGCGATGATTTTCTCGGCATAGCCTGGGTCGGTGGCATAGCCTGCGGCAGCGATTGCCAAGGTGAATTGCTCAGCATTATCGGTATGCAGAAATGCTGGTGCATAGCGCTTGTTGGCCAGCAAAAACTTGCCGCGATCAACCAGGCAGTCGGACCAACTTGTATAGGCCCGGAACCGGTCAACAATGGAGACCTTCTTGTCACCGACATATTCGTGAGTAGCGAACTCCGCGACTGGTCCGGCCCATGACTTGTCGGCTTTGATGCCAAACAGGTTCATGCCCGGCGCTTTAGTCCCCCACCCGCTTTCGATGGCTGCCTGCGCAATGGTCACGCTGGCCGGGATCTTGGTAGCGCGCATGCACGCTTGTGCTCCTGGCGCAATCTGTGCGATAAAATCTTCAGGTTTCATTTGTCTGCCTTCTTGTCAATTTTGTCTTCGATGCGCTCCAACTTATTGAAGACCGCTTCAACGAATTTATGCAGGTCTGAGTTTGATGCGTATGTTTCTGCGACATGCAGCTTGTAATCCTGCAGATCACGATTGACGCCTTCACGCGCAATCACTTCTTCGCGCAGTTCGGCCTTCAGTACTTTGAAATTCCAGAACAAAATGGTCGCTAGGGCGGTGACAAGCAATTCGATAATCAGCCGGATAGTTTCGAGTTCGCTCATTGCGCTACCTGTTCGTGATGGATGATTTCAACATCACTAAATTTGTATCCTTCTTTGCCATAACGTTGGGCCAGCCATACCGGCTCAGGAAGCGCGTGCACGCCCTCGTCCTTTCCGATGTGATGCGCCTTGCACAGCAACCGGCCGTTGACGTTCATGTCGTCGACGAAGCTATAGGGATTTGCCTCGTCGAAACTTCCCCAACCAAAGGCGGGAAAATCTTTTCTGATTTGCGATCCTGTCGACCAGTCGATCATCTCCGCGAACGAGCGCTCAATTGGGAAATGGTGAGCCTCAAGCGGATGTCCGGTTTCTTCAGCCGTGCAACCGCATACCCAGCAGCGGCCATCTTCGCGCTCAATCAAATGCTTACGCGACTTCTCAAACAATGGCGTAGCTGATCCGCGCGGCGCATGCCCAGGCAAATTCACGTCCACCATGAACGTGTTTTTTTCTTCGTGCGTTTCTGTTACAGGCATTGTTTGCTCCAAGCATAAAAAATCCTGCGTGCGGCGGCCGGATTCATATCATTCCAATTTCAGTATTGCGTTATGTCAGCCAGGTGATCGCCTGCACTGCGGCCACGGTAGTCGCAGCCCTTACCTGACCCTTATAGCCTTGTAATTTCGTGAAAGAAGCTTGCCCTTGGAGCAGCATGACACCAGCCAAGCCTTGCAATTGCGCGAAGGTCATGGGAACTTGAGCGTCATTTACGTCTTGCCAATAAAATCCAGCGGGCACCGCGCCTGGCGCAAGACACTTCGCGACGAGCAACTGGCTATCCGGATCGGCCTGGAAGGTCGTACCCATGTAGGCCACAGGGATCTGGATGGACGCGCTGTAGGAGGCGGTCAAGATGACAATTTGGTCGGCTTGTACCTGGGCTAGGGTAGGCGCTGGCGGATCGACTGCCACCGGGATACCATTTGCATCCGGCTGAATGATTTTTCCGGCGCTTTGCCCGTCAAGGGCGGCCTGCCATTGCGTATCGGTGATAGCCACTTTATCCGTTGGAATCGATTCGTGGATGCCATCATCGTAGAAGCCACCTGTAGATTTTGAATAAAATTTTGACATTGATATACCTTAGTTTCCAATCGCAACCGCGAAAAAATTCAGCGAAGATGCTGATGCTTGAGATGCAAAACTCACCAACGTTGGGTTGAGTGCTGAAATGGTGTAAGGCGTAGCTGCCCCTACTGTTTGTGTGAATGCTGTAATCGTCACTCCCAATATAGCATTGGGAAATGCTATGGGAAAATTATGCGTGAGGCCAGTTCCAGCGCTTGCGCTAGTGGTGCCGGATTGCCATTGAATAATTAATCCACTGGGCAATTTTTGGTAGCCCGCAGATGACTTTACACTGGCAAAACTAGCTGAAAGTCCGATCTGTGCTGAACCAGCAACTGCGTACCAGCCGGAAGCTCCGTTGCTTTCTAGCGTCAGCGTGTCTCCATTACCAAGCGCGAGCGTAGTCGAAGTTGTAGAACCCGTGATGAGCGTGTCACTACCGGCGCGCGTTATCGTCGCAATACCGGTATTGATATTCAGGAATTCGATACGCTTGCCTGCGGCCACCGCTGATGCGGCGGGCAAAGTCAGTGCAATTGCCGACGCAGAATTCGCCAGTACAGTTCCACCCGCTACGCCAGCAGCAAGCGTACTTGTAGTGATAGCAGCTGTAATGCCATTGGCTTGTAGTCCCAGAGTTATAACCCCAGTCGCCGGGTTCTGCATCACCAGCGCGCCATAGGTCGGGCTGTAGTTGTATTCGCCAGGGTAGCCAGCGCCTGGGTTATCACCGGCCACAAGCGCCTGATTATTACCCTTGACGATAGGGACCGAAGCCTGAACCGTGCCGCCGAGTGTCAGGACTGCCGTCATGGCGCCGGTATTCGCTGCCGCCGCGATGATCGTGAACGGCTGGCCGCTTGCGTATGCCGTTGGGCTCGTTGCAAATGAAGCGGTAATTGCATTCGCAGTTCCTCCAGCAGTGGCTATCCCCAATGTACCAGATACGACTTGTCCAGCCTGAATCGCATGTCCTGACGAGGTTGCGGCCGGCACAGCTACTTCTGCGCGCGTGCAGGTCACCAATTCAAATCCGGAATAGGTAGAGTTCCACGCGATCTTCACATTTCCATTTGCGACAATTTCATTTGCTGCTAGCGCTCCATTTGATCCGGTGAGCGGATATGATGTCCCATTGACAGTAATAGTGCTAGCACCAGTGTTGGCAGCAATTGCCTTGAAATAAAGCAGGGTTCCAGCGGCTGGAGTACCAGAGATGGCAGGCGAAGGGGCGATTGCATATGCATTGGCCGATCCGGTATCGGGGGCATAGCTTGGCGAATTTGATTGCGCCTGGCTGGCCTGTACGAATTCGCTCATCGTCTGAGCGGTCGGGCCGCAGAGTACGATATCACCAGCTGACCACGACAGAGGAGATGATCCTCGCGTCACACCTGATACCGTGTCGCCCGAGATGGTGGTGTACATGATTACTTCATGGATGGAACCGGTCAATTGATCGGTGAAGATCAGACTCCCAAACTGGCCGGCCGCTGGCTGCGGTAAAGTTGCGCCAGCTCCCGAAGCAACAGAGAATGTTGTCGATGAAGGACCAATAGACCCCGCCAGTGTCGTGTTGACAAAATTAGAAAAAACTTCAGTGGTCATATTATTGCCCTCGTTTAAATTTTTCTGCAGCATTTTTGATTCGTGCAGAATCGCCGCTAGTTACGGCATCCATGTACGAACTAACGGAATCATTTTCGCCCAATACCTTTTTCGCATCTGTCGGTGCAATCCCGGCTTTCTTTGCGATTTTTGGATTATGCTCCACCGCTTCCATTAGGCGGCGTTGTGCTTCGGACTTTGCAGGCATTTTAACCTCAATGCGTAACTACGTTATATGTAAATTGGAATGGTAATTCAAGAACACCAGCCTCAACTGCTGATTGAAATATAGGCACAAGATCCGCACTAGGATAGGCTACATATGTCGAAATAAGCGCTCCATATGAACGCGTTCCATATGAAAAAGTGCCGTAACTCACAGATCCAGTTATGGTCCTTACTCCAGCAAAAATGCGGATGGTCACTACGGAACCAGCCATAGAAACACTAATGCGATAAGTCTGATCTATTTGTCCTGCCGCGCCATTGACGCCAGTAAGAAATCTCATTACGCGACGTTTCAGCCAACGGATATTGAAAACTTTACCATCGCCTTTCCATAAAGCCCAGGTTCCGATTCTCTTGTAAATATCATCAGTTGTTTCGTAAAATATCGATGGCGTAACGACGCGATGAACAGCGTAAGATATTTTTCCGTAATAGACCGTTCCATATGGTCCTATCGTGTAACTGTCAGTTCTAGGCAAAGCTGGCCGAACAATATCGTACAGGCCAACCATCACCCAATCTAGCAAAGACCCGGTTAAATTTGGACCGGAATAAACCGGCAATTGCAAACCATTCAGTGAATCAAGATATTGCTGGCCAATGGCTGTGTATGCAATAAAAAACGCGCTAACGTTTTCATCCTCCCGGTACTGCTGGTATGGATATGCATATAGAAAGGTGGTTGCAGGCATCATTTATCCTTGAACGATAACGATCCCGGCGCCCTGCGGATCGGTATAAAGATAGCTCTCATTATCGCCTGCAATGACGCCAGTTCCTGCGGTCGGAGGAACCGTTACTCCATTGATATTCACCACAAACGCCATGCGTGTGAGTAAGGATTCCGGCAAAATTGATTCGATGGCAGTTTGAAATGTTCGCTGCAATACGAATAAGTTCATCGGCTGCGTGGCTTGGATCGAATTGACGTAGTTGACCAGCGCAGGCGTGGCAAGCTGGGCCACGGCAGAATTTGAAACAAGATTGGTGCTGTTGGTATTCCAAGTGATTGACATCGTTACGGTTTGCTGTGGCGGCGTAACATAAGTCAGTGAATATGTATCAGGATAATCATTGATTGATACCGTAATATTGCGAGCTGTTGTAGCCGATCCGACAAGCGAGGAGATATCAAATAATGCGCTGTAAATCGCATATGCGACTTGATAGGGATCGCCGCCGCCAACAATCACTTCCCAGCCAGCTGGGGAGATAGATTGCTTGACAGCGATAAGTCTTGGTTGCACTCCTTGTATCTCAGAAACCAAGGTTTTAAGATAAGTCGGCATGCCTTGTGATGCGGCCCTCTGCGCCTGCAGCACGCGCGCCCGATATGATTGCCAAGTTTCCTCTGTCGCGCTACCTGGAGTCCCAGTATTTGGATTTGTAACCGTTATAGTGATCCCGCTTGGCACAGACGTAATCAATTGCGTGACGCTTCTGGCTGGGACTGCCCATGTTCCAGAAACTGACGCAAGAGCATATAAGCTCGATGAACTTCCCCCCATTCCAATGATTCCGCCGTCAACAATTGTGTATTGGTAATTACCATCCGAAACAACAAAACCAATCCCAATCACAAAACCTGCTGGGCCGGAAAATACAACGTTTACGCTTGTGTTCGTCGTCGCGTTTATTGGAACTCCGCTTTGCTCTCCGATAGCCAGAAGTAAGGGAATATTCGCTTGTGCCGGAGTAATGCTATTGATCAGATCAACTCGCGCCGCATCGATTTCTATTAGTCCGCCGGTTGCAGTGCTCGCAAGATCCTCAACAAGCGAAGCTGGGAGTGTTGTTGTCAAGCCAGGAGCAAGAGCAGTCGCCGCATCCACCAGCGCCGCGCGCAAGTCGATTGGCGCCGTTGGCTGGGCTCCATCTTGTCCGATAATAATAGGGATATCGCTCATCTTTTACACCGCAATTGTGGTTGATAGGCTCACGCCCACATTGGTCAGGATGTTGATCGTATAGGTCGGTGTGAGCGCGCCATTTTCATTGACTGCATCGCGCACCGGAACAATCTGCAAGCTGGCAAAATATTGAGAAAATTGTGACTGCACTTGTGCCACATAGAAATCGGGAAATATCTGCGAGATCACAGAAGGCTGTGCCGGTATGCCGTAATTTGCATAAAACGGTGATTCTCCAAGTGCGAGTTTGAGCACTTGGATAAGCGTCGTTAGCCAAACGTAATCATCTTGGCCGTTTGCATCCGTAGATACCTCGGTCCAATCCCAAGTTTCAGTTGCCTGATTGTAGATTCTTCCCCAAGTTCTCACGGTGCGATGCTCCCTCCGGTGTATGGCGTGTTCGGCGCAGTTGTTATGGCAAGCGCGCCTTGTGCTGTATGTTGATGGCTATTTGCCCACGCGACAAAAGCCGCCCATGCTGCATGCATAATGGCTGGTGATGTGTTTGCTGTACCGTCCGTCATAGTTCCATTGGAGCCATTTAATGACCATCCAGCCGGGGTCAATTCTAATACAGTTGTGCCAACCGTGACCTGAAAACTATTCGGCGTGACAATGGTAATGCTGGTCGGCGTCAACAGAAAAGTTGACGCGCTTGATGCGTCTCGAAGAGTTACTCCCTCCGGTCCATAGATCGTCACCACGGAATGATCCACATCTTGCCATGCAGTATTTCCAATAGGCAAAAAAGTTAGTGCTGACAAGTTTGCAGGCTGGGCGAGTGTCGCAGTTCCGGCCGACTGCCCGGAAATACTTGCTATACTCGCCGCCGCTGGTATCAGCAAACCCTTTTCGCCCTCCTGAATAGGATAGCGCACATATTGAGCCCCATAGACCGGTGCCTTGATATTTTGAAGCGTGAAGCCGCTAGACACTTCAAATTTCACCAGAGCGATGCCTTCAGATACCCATGAGATAAATGAGCATGGTAGCGCGCGACCGGTCATCTGAATCTGATCAAGCGCCTTGCTCTCCGCAAAACGGTTCATTGCATCAGAGAACGGCTTTTTTTGTGCGTTTGTCGAACTCATGATAGGACCGCATGCGCGTCAAATACTGTCACCCAAGCGTCTGCTGTTGGTTGCCGGGCATTACCTACATGGCGGATTTTGTCCACCTGGAAAACACCGGCGAAAACAGAGCCTTGTTTGAATTGAGAATAGGACTTTTGTGACAGCGTGGATTGCCCTGGCGGCATCTGAATGTAGTCGCCGACCGCGATATCGCCGCGCATGGCCGTTTTGAAATTGATCTGAAACAGGCTGAGCCATGTTGGTTGCCCGATCAGGTCGACAAAGGCGATGGGCGTCGGTGCCGTGGGTGTAGTGCCATCGTAGACATAAAATGTCCCGCTACGGATCGTGATTGATACGCCCTGATAGTTGCCTCCGATGATGTCCTGGCTGGCCTGCTTCACATAGCTGGCAAACTGTCCAATCGTCTGGTAATACCCAGGTGCATCGTGGCCCAAGACAAGGTTATCGGAGATATTGATGTTGTATGTGTAGCTGGGGAAAGCAATCGACAAAGTAGCCTTGATTGCATCGGCCAGCTTTGTGCCAGCGCCCCACGCTAGCACAAGGTTTTTTTCGTCTGCAATGGTGCCGCCATCAAACTGAACAATCATATCCAGCGTTTGAGTTGTTCCCTGCCAATTCCCAAATGCATTTTGTATTACGCCCTGCAATAGCAATCCTTGCTGCTTTGGATTCGACAGAGGCAGTCCCTTGGACATTCCACCAAACACGAGGATGCGGACACCATTAAAATTGAATCCTTGGGAGATAGCCGCTATGGAGATTCCCCATAGTCGTACAAACGCAGACCCGACAGGTAATGCCATTTCGACTACTGGAATATCCAATTCCACATTCAAATAGTTAGGGTCAAACTTCCCATTAGGCATTGTCGTTATCGACTTCCCTATTTGATCCCCTGTACCAGGATCTTGAAAAATGATTTCGTAATATCTCAAGGATTGACCTCGATGGTATTGCTTGATGCCCGATAGACCAGCGTCGATGAAAAAACGCCGGCTACCATATTGATGTCGTAGTCATCTGGCGATGCGATAAAAGGACGCGTAAGCACCGGATTGGCCTGATTTGTAGTGATGAACAGATACCAGTCCTCTCGATAGACGTTCCATCGAATTTGCGCGCTGTACGTCGTGCCGTCGAGCGTCGGGGAGAACTGAAACGGAGTCAGCGCCGATGGCTGAAAAAGAATAGATGTCATTTCAACGCTCCGACGATGGTCTGCGACACGCCACTAATTTGTGATGTTAGTGCGGCGGCAATGCCGTTGACCGATGACGTTACGCTGGCTGCGGCTGCCGAAACTGTAGAACCAATGCTAGTAGATAGTCCAGACCAAGCTAATGGAGTAGCTACGCCGCTGCTCATTCTGCTCATCAAAGCGCCTAGCGCCTGCTGGGCTTGGGAATCCGAAATAAGCGGCTTTTCAAAATCCCAGCGAAATTGAGATTGAACCTGCGTTGGGTCTTCTGCTGTTACATCCGTAACCAACCTGAGAATTAACCCCGTCATCAAGCCGGACGGCATCGCAATGGAGTAGGTGCCGCCTGAATTATTGTGCAGATTAATGGCGGCAAACATCGATTGCATGGTCATCAATTTGCTGACGTAGGCCCCAGACCCCTTTGCTGGACATACCATCAACATGGACAATTGTAGAGGCTGCTGCACCACGGCATTGGCCGCTACAGCTTGGTTGGCGAATGGATATGTGCCGATATCTTGACGGATGAATTGCGAGCCGGAAAGTGGACGCCAGTGGGCGTAAAAATTATCCAGGCTCAAAGGGTCGCCACCTGACAGAAGCCCAGTGATGAAGTTGGCACCTTCGGTCAGGGTCACGATCGGCAGCATGCTCCCAGGAATGAGCGACGCTAGTCCATCCACCAGGACAACCGGCGAAATCTGGTATGCGAGCTTGTATGCAGAGGATAAAATCGACATGATTAATACGCCAATTGGCTAGAAATAATATTCACGTTGCCGCCGGTGTTGTCATAGATCGACACGGTAGCGCCGCCTTTCGCATAAACTGTCGGCGGATTAGTCTTACTCAGGTATCCACTTGTCTCGGCCGGCAGATGGTTTTTCCAGTCAGCGCCATGCTTGGCGATCGATTTGTCCAGATTGCCTTCGCCCCAATTATAGGCCGCGCGCGCCTTCTCGTCGTCGCCCTTGTAATACTTCCGCAGGTTGGACAGTTTCTGTGCGGCGACTGCGGCAGATTCCTCAAGGTTATTCGGGTCTTTGAGCCCATATTCTTTCGCGGTTTTATCCATGAAGCCGAAATGGCCTTTAGCACCAACCGGTGAAAGCATTTTCTTGCCGCGCGATGATTCAGCCATCCAAATTCGATCAAGCTCTCCCACCGCAAGTTGATATTTCTTCTCTAGAAACGAAAATTTCGCAGCTGCATTGGCTTTATTTGGTATTTCCGATAGATTGCCGCTTACGCTAGATTTTTCCTTTAGGCTTTTTTGATAATCATCATCAAATTTCCCATGCAGATTCCACCATGCAGGATGAAATGTAGTTTTCCCAGGCGTGCGATTTTCTGCTTTCTTTTGCTGCTCTTCTTTTTGGAGTTCGTACCAAGACTTTATCTTCCCCTTTTCAGAAGGAGTTTCTTTCGTTGGCAAATATCCGAAGAATTTAAGGATGTCGCCAATAGCTTTGCCGAACGCCTTCACGCCATCAATCGCGGCTTTGAAATTCTCCTGCGCCTCGGACGATCCCAGATAATTTGCGGCTTTCTCGATTCCACCGGCAAATTCGCTGATCCATTTTCCGATTTCAGGATTGCGCAATGCCACTTTGAGCCATTCAGCAAACGATGCGGACAGTTTCGAAATGACGGGTGCCAGCGGCTCCAGGCCATCAATGAATACAGCCTGAATCTTTTCGCCGGCCCGCGTCAGTTGCGCATTCAGGTCTTGCCACTTGCGCAGGGTAGCGTCGGAGTTTCCGAGCTCTTGGCGGTCGGACTGGTATTGCGAGGATGCTTTTTGCAGTTCTTCAGGCGATAGTTTGGACAGGCGCGTCAGCGTAGCGATGTCAGCGAACTGCGTTAGGCCGCGCGCTTCGGCTCCCTGCACGGTGCCCCCGCCTTGCTTGAATGCTTGGACGAGACGCGGCAGCAGTTCCGGCAGCATTTCAGCCGGCGACTGAGAATTGATCTGACGCTGATTGAAGCCCAGCGAGGATAGCGTCCAGCGCTTGGAAAGGTCGCGCTGCGCCTCATTGATGCCACCCAGCGTTGAGTCGGCGTCGATATACCGGTTGTAGTTCGTGCGCGCGGCGCGCAGGTCGCCGGACGAGATGCCGAAGCCCTGCGACTGCCGGCGCGCATTGTCGGCAGACCCAGCCAGACGGCCGATGCCGAACAAGCCGCCCGCGCCCAACAGGCCGCCAACCACGCCGCCAATCGACAGCATGCGCAGAAGAGACTTCACCGAGTTGGCGAGATTGCTGGCGATGTTTTTGGTCCAGCCGGCGACCTTCTTGAAGGAGGCGACCGACTTGCCAGCGGCAGACGACATCGAGCGGACAGAGGCCGCGAACCCAGCGGCAGATTTGGCGCTCTTGGAGATTTCCCCGTTTGCCTTGGCCCAGTCGGAGGACTGTTTTTTTACCGCGTCTGCATATTCCTGGTAATCCTTCTGGAATTTGACGAATGCCGCGTCGTCAACATCAACGGTAATAATTGGCTTGTTGCTCACAGGATGCCCCTTGCTTTTATGGTTTCCGCTATTTTATCCATGGCGCGCAACTGGTGCCGCTGGCGAAATTCTTCCGCGTCTTTATAGCCTAGTTTCTGGTCAAACGACTCGAAATAGTCATAGAAACCTTCCTCCGACAGCCAGGTCAGGACGGAATGAGCGAGGCCATTTCCTTCCCGCCAGTAGCCTCGTCGGGCGTCGATGTCGGCAAAGAATCTTTCAATTCCGTAACATTGAAGGATTCGATTCGCGCACCCCATAAACTCAGCAAACTCAGGTGACCGGTCCGAGCCCTGTTTGTGTGCATCCGCGAGGCAACAGTAAAAAAAGCGATGGCATTGTAGATTTCGTCCAGCTCGACTTCTTCGATCATGCCATCCTGTTTTGTGATCGTGTCAAGGGGATAGGTCTTGTAGCCGCCGTCGACCGGCAGCACCACGTTGGTCAGGCGCACGACCTCGGGCCAGAATACTTCGTTGAATTCGCGCTCATATCCCATATCCCGGAACGCATCCTTGAGGGCGAGATGCGCAATTCGCGGGCTGCCCATAACACCATCGCCATAGATGTCGGAAAATGCCTTGGCAATAGGTCGCCAGTGTGCATGGAATGCCTGCAGCGATACCAGCGAGCTATGCACGTATGCTTCGCCACGCTTGGTATCAACAGGGATTACGAGGTTCAAATTCTTGTCAATTATGGGTTTCATGGCGCGTTACAGATTGAACAGCGAGTTATTTTGCGATTGATAGCCGCCGATGGTGATCACGTAGCCAGGGTCAGTGCCGTTGAATTTCTGCTCTTGAACACTTACGATGGATGCATTGAAAATTGAGATATCTTGCAAAGCCGATGAATCCGGTGTGCAATAAATATCGCCAAGAATAGAATTGTCTTGCGCCTGGCTCTCGTAACTTTGAGCCAAGTTCTGTGAACGAATCAGATGGATTGTAAGCACCACAGGAATATATGGCGATGGCGAATTCACCATTCCCGTCAATGTCGGAATCTGATGCGTGATTTCGCCATTTTTGGAGAGAGAAATGCCTTCTGGCCCCAAATAGGATGCCGTTACATTCAGGTTAGGGAAGGTCGGAATAGTTACCGAGGCACGGACCTTATTCAAGGAGCCTTGAGAAATTAGTGGATTTGGCATTTTTTATCCCTGTTAGGCCGTGGCAAAGTCGGTCACGTTCATGTTGAAAATAATGGTCATAAAGCCGAGCTGAGGCGTGAACTCCAGCGACAGCCCATTGTAGACGCCTTGCGCATAGTCATTCGGGTTCTGCGTTGTGTAGTCGCCGAATGATGTTGCGTTGACTAGCGGGCCGGATGCGGTACCCAGCACCATGCCGAATGATATGCCCGAATTTACCACGTTCTGCGCGCGTTTTTGCAGGCGCACAATACCGTTCTGATTGTAGTAGAGCGGATTGATCGTGTTGTTAGAGCCGTTGATGATTTCATTCGCCAACGCCAGCTTCAGGTTGATCTGCATCCAATCAACTGCATACCAGTAGTTGAACGGCTTGCCGTCCATTGTCACGCCCCACTTGAGCAGCGTGTTGGCAATGCCGCCTTCGGCACCGGTAGCAATGTAATTGACATATGCCTGTTTCAATGCGACTTGCTGTGGGCCGGTCAGGGCGTCGGCAGTCACGCCTAGAGCATAGCGGAACTGCATCGGCGGAACCTTGTTGGTGGCGCTTGGCTGCTGAACAACGCAATTATAGCCAAGAACGGACGCGTCGAATTCGCCTTGGCCGAAATCGGCGGCAGTTGGCCGCATGACAAATGCTGATTTAATACCATTAAATAACGCCCACACAGCAGGATCATTTGCGGCTTGAATGATGAAATAAACCATGCTTGTAGTGCTGGCATTGTTCCGGCATACCGTTGCCAAGGAAGTTGCTGCAGTAGTGTTTGCAGCCCACTCCAGAGGGCATTGATAGGTATAAAACGCCAGTGGGTTCGCTGTCACATAAGCAGCTAGTGCGGAAATGCCATCAGCAGCATTTCCGTTCCCAAATTCCAGAACATAGACTGGCGTTGCCGATCCTTGGGCAAACCATGTTGTTGCCATCGCCATGATTTCCGCGACATCGCCATCGGTCACTGTGCCGATTGTTGTCGTGGCGCCGGGGCTGCTGATGAGCGGATAGGTAAACGTGCTCGCGCCAGTGATGGTCGCCTGAACCAATCCGTTGTAGCCGGTTGGCACGAATCCTGCAATTGTCAGCGGGATAGTTTCTCCGCTAGGGAATCCATGCGGGGCCGTCGTGGTCACAGTCACGACGCTGGACGCCCATACAGCAGATGTTACAGTTTGTGCGCCGGCCAGTAATGGCGTCAAGTCGGACAACTGAGTAAGGATCGAACTTGATCCTGGCGGAAGGATAGTTCCGCCCTGCGAGATAATGGCCGCTGTCCGCTGCAATTGGCTCGGCACTGCTGCCAGCGTTTGCGTGACATTTACGACAACAATGTCAGTTTGTGTTGATGTTGCCATGTTTGCGGCCTCCGATTAGGTGTAGGACACTGCCACTGTTTGGCCGGTGCCTGGCACAACGATGATGCCGACCGCGCAAGGCCAGTTGAATGTATAGGTGCCGACTGTATTAGGGATGGTGCCGATCTGGTTGGCAACAGCAGCCGCGCCAGTGGTCAGCACATCGTTGACAGTACCGACAGCGGAACCAGCGACGATGACAGAAACCAAACCGAGACGGCCCGGTGCTGCCTTGACCACTGTGGCGGCGGTGATGTTGTTGTGATCGCTGGCCGCGCCAGGATTGGTAACTCTTACTGCTGTTGGACCTTGTGGCATGATGTTCCCCTTAAAGGATGATATTTACTACACTGGATTCTATCAGTTGGCGCGCTAAATCTCGCACATTGCGCTGGTAATAATTCACTTCGAACGTGATCTGCTTCTTTTGAGCAATAACGCCCAACTCCGATTGCGTTTTATGCAGGTCGCTTAGCACCGGCATGTTTGCCAAACCGGGGGCATATTCTCCTTCGCAATAGTTCTCGAAGAAGTCGTACAGGTAATCAACATAATCCAGGGCAACGTCGTTGCGCGTCCCGTAAATCACGATGCGAACCCGATCACGCGTCATCTGCGAATGCGACGACCTCGATGCTATCAAGGGCGCGCTCGCAAGTGCCTGCGTCAAGGCCGGGTCCACGTAGACGGCGGCATACGGCGGCGCGGCGTTGGCAGGCACTAGAAACGCCGGGTACACCGGGAAAATGCTATTCAGCGACAGCCACAGCGGCAGGCTGTTCGACACCACCGGCGTGACAAAATCAATGAAGGTCGACGGGTCGTCAATGACCTGCGTCTGCATCGTCGGGTACACCGCATCGCCATAGTAGTGATGCAACGCCGCTTGCACATAAAACGACTTGCGCCCGGTGAAGGCGAAGGTGAAGCCGTCAAAATTCGCCAGATACAGAAAATCCGAATCAACCAGGTCAAAGTCTTGCACCGGCTCGCGCGCGGTGAAGATCACATGCTTGATGGCTGGTGACTCGTCTTCATCTTGGCGCTGGTCGGTGGCATAGTGTAGCGAGCCGTTGATCACCAGTGTGATGACTGCCGGCGTCGTGACCTTGATCCAAAACACAGAACCGTCGATCGGCAGTGTGTATTTCGCGTACTTCGTGAAAGTGATCTGTTGTTGCTGGGATATGTCAGCTACGCCAGCGTCCAAAGCGGAGGCCAGCGGATTTCCCTTACTATTCGCCATCAACTCAGCGGCGGTCGGCATCAATCACTCCAAACTTTAAACGCGCCAACATATTGGCCGGTATCAACAAACGACGGGCGCCGAGGATTTGACGCCGCATATGGATGCTTCAGGCGGTGGTTCACGCCGGCCAGAGCAGCCTTTGTCGGCACTCCTGGCAAACCTTGGCCCTCAACTTGCTGGGATTCAATGTATCGCTTGAATTCCTCTTCGATATTCGAAAATCCCTCTTTCAGCGGATCGCCTCCAGGCGGTGCGCCGATCAGTAGATCCTGCATGGCATTGGAAATAGACTCCGCCAGCTTCTCGGCGATGGCGCCCTCGTTCAAATTTACGAAGGACTGCATCACGCCGTATTCGTCCTCAAGCCAGCCAGCCACATCACCAGTCGACGGCAGCCCCTTCTCGCGCCCATCCGTGGGCTGGTAGGGGATATCCACCACGCCGAGATAGAGCTTGCGCATCACGAAATCCCGTAAAGCGGGAAGCCCATCTGCGCGATGCCCATGTATGCCTGACCCCATGGGGTTTTCAGGTACGCCAGCTCGCGCACGTTCAGTTTCTTGAAAACATCAGGGATCATCCATGATTGCCCGGTGCTTTCATCGTTCGATGCTTGGATCAGGCCCGGCGTGAAATTGAGCGTGCCGAACTTGGTTCGCAGATCAGCGAAATAGGTTTGCCCTGTCTGGTCCTGGCACTGGCAAACCAGCATGTGGGTCGCCAGATTGTAAACTGCCCAGGCGTAAACATCGGGCATATACGCCAGACAAGTCAAAGCAAGTTCAAGGGCGATATTGTAAGTTTGCGCGATGTAAGGCGAATCAGTAGGCAACGCCGACGTTGGAATGGCAACGTTGCTCCGCAGGAAATCGGTGTACCCTTCCAGTGTTGGCGCTGCCATGGTGATTATTTCCCTTGCTTGGATTTGCGACCAGCATTGCTGGACGGCTGTACTTCTGCGCGGATTGTGGTGTTAAGCTTTTCGTCACCTTCCTTGCCGCCTCCGATTTGCCGGATTTCTGTTTCAGTAGCGACAACCTTCAGGCCCTGCTCTTGCGCAAAACGCGCGGCCAGATCGGCGACTGCGGCAGTGTTGTTTTTCAGATGTTCAAATTGTTCTACCGTTCGTAAGTCAACTGCATTGCGATGCAGGCTGGCTATCTGCTCACTGGTGATGGGCGAATCGACTTGGTAGACCAGCGTGAATGATTTTTGCGCACGCTTCGCTTCAGCCAAGCTTACGGCGCCATAGATTGTAATGTGCTCGATGATCGCATCAACAACATCGATGGATGCCTCCTGATACGCCACGCGCTGCTGACCAGGCGGGATTTCCGTCTGCATGATCTTCTTGTTTTCTGGTACACGGAAATTGAGAACTTGATTCTGCATGGATACGTTTGCGATGAAAAGCTTTGTCATGATCTTCCTTTTAAAGTTATTTAAAAATAAAGGGCGACACATGGACGCCCTTTATTCGCTTCTTTGACCGGCCTGGGCTTATTGGTAAGGAATGCTCAGGATGGTCAGCGCTTCAGGACGAACCTGCCAACCCGGAGTAACGCGCATTTCGGCCACGATGTCAATCGCGCCGCCAGCGATCGGCGTCGGGATTTCGCGTGGTGCCGCCATGTCGGACAGCAGCAGGGCAGTCGCCGACAGGTTCGGAGTCAGTTTTGCAAACTCGTTCGTGTCGATGCGGTTGACGTTTTGCTGTTCGATTTCCGGGATGTTGATCAACACGGCATCGGTGCCGCCAGCGCCCTGACCCATCAAGGAGTCATCGTAGCACCATTCGATCAGGTCCGAATTCGATTCCGCCACCGAGCTGACAACGCCGGTGGTGGAAGCCGAACCCGCGCCGGTGCGTTGGAACTGCACCAGTTGGACGATGTTCTGGTATTCCATAGGGCCCAGGATGCGCTGAGGACCGCAGATGGTCAGCTTGCGGCCGATACCCAACTGCATGATGCGCGTCTTCAGGGCGGAGATCAGTCCGAGGAAGAAGAACGCCAGTTCGCCATTGTCGTAGGTCGCCAGCGTGGTGTTGCCGTTGCTGTCCGGCGGCAGAGTCACCGCAGTGGCGCCAGCGGTGTTCAGCAAGCCTTCGCCGTTCGCCGATTGGAAGCCGCCCAGCAGACCGTTGCGGATCGTCTGAAAGTGGCCCTGACGCATCGCCAAGCGGTTTGCTTCAACTAGGTTGATACCCCATTGACCGGCTGCGGCTTGGTCATGGTGATCATACTCAGTGCGGTTGCGCAGCAGGTAGGTAGGCGTCGAGATCATGGAACTTGTGATCATCGCGCTTGGCAGTTGATTTGCTGCAGACTGGCCGCCAGCAGTTTGCGTGCGCACGTCTAGTACTTTGGCGTAAACAGCCATAGTACCCTCGCTCAGTCGCACCATAGGACCATTGGTCGCCAGAAGATTGAATGCACCCGATGCCTGTTGGAAAGGCATGATGATTTCGGGCAAAATGTAATTCGGGTTGACCGTTACATAGCTTGGTGTGATTGCCATTTTCTCGGCTCCCTTTTAGATTTCAACCAGCGCGCATGCGCCGGAAGTGTTCCAGGTTGCGAAACCGGTGCCAGAATTGTACGACACGGTTTTGCAGTTCGCGGTGTAGATTTTCAGGATATGGACCGGCAGAGCATTGGTCGCAAATGCGACAATTTTCTGGTTGGTGAAATCCCAGGAAACCTGCGATGTGATGATTGTGCCGTCCAAATTCACCAGCGCAGGGTCGATTTGCAGCGCGATGCGTGCGCCGCTGCCCAGACGGTAGAAGTTGACGCGGCCGCCGTTGTTCACCAGAGGCACCGGCGATTGCGGGGTGTTCACGGCCGAATAGTTCTGGTCGAACACCGAGAAGCCGGTGATGTTGGCGAATGCCGCTGCGCGCAGGACGTTGCCGCCCAGCGCCTGGTTGTTCAGAACGGTCGTGGCGCCAGGGATATTTTCCTGGATCGCAATACCGCCCCACATCGGCAGCGTTTCGGTGCCGGCCAGCACGCCGCCTGCGAGGGCGAAGCGCGTTGCCGGATCGGCCATCGCCGTGCCCTGCACCAGGCCATCGGAATAAACGCCGAAGGTGCCGGGCGCGTTGGTTGTAGCATACGGATTCAGATTGATAGACATGTCTTACGCCTCCTTGTTGAAGCCGCTTGCCTTGCGGCTCGGAGCGACGAATTGACCCCAGCACGCCATGGTATCGCCGACAAACTCGGTGATTTCACGGCCCGATTCGTCGCGGCGTTTGACCTGGCGCAACTGACCAGCGCTGATTTCGGTCGGACGGCTTGCAACCTTGGTGGCGTCGGCGAAAATCGCAGCTTCAGCCAGACCGAACGCCTTGGTGTCAGCGGCGGCGATCGCTTGCAGGTTGACTTCCTTGTAGGCCGGGCTGTGCACTTGCAGCTTGCGCGCCATGCGCAGACGGTATGCGGTAGGCTTTTCGCCCAGCATAGGCTTGGTCGAGTGAGCTGGCATGCCCAGAGCGTGCGCGACGGAATCGGCCTTGTTTTCCGCGTCAGCCATTGCATCAGCTTCGTCGTCGGACAGCGGCTCCAGAGCAGTTTCGACGCCGCCTACACGATTGTTCAATGCGGCTTCTGCATCCTTGCGGGCCTGCTCTTCCTTGACGGCCTTTTCTTCGTCAGCCTTGACGACATGGGCGACCGAGGCGTCAGCTTTTTCAACCGGCTTCTCAGCAGGCTTCTCGGTGTTTTTGCCTTCCAGCGAATCCATGCGGGAAGTCATCGAATCCATGAAAGCCTTAGCCCATGGTGGCGCTTCGTCAGAGTCCTTCTTTGCTGCCGCAGCGGCTTCTGCCTCTGCAGCTTTTTTGGCTTCTTCAGCCGCGATTTCGTCAGGCATTATTGCTCCTAAATTATCAGATTTGACGCCGGCTGGTTGCCCGCCTTTGTCCCAAACCCCTTGCATGCAGATTGCGAGGTGATCAATCAGCTCTGGGTTCCCCTCAACCAATACCGGTGTTCCGTCAGCGAGAGTAATTGTACTATTTTTTGTCTTGTCAAGGAAAACAACATTTGGAGAAGTTGAGAGTTGGGCGGTATCCAGCAATTCACCAATGGCTTTGTCGTAAATCCGCGCAATCGTCCACACCTCATCGCCAGCAATATAAGGCATCGCGGAGGTTCCTACAATCCTTTCGGCGAATTCTTGCGAGGTGAGGGCCGGTGCTTCGGTGTGGAGCACGATCACCGGCAGCCCATTGCAACGCGCTAGGAATTCTTCCGTCAGGTAAATCTCGGGATCGCGCCAGGTCACCTCTTGCTCTATTGGGTCGCCCGGATTGCGCACGGCGATTCCGGTACCGGTGATGCGCAGGGCATACAGCCACATGTTGACGAAGCGCTGCGGGCTGGGCAGGATGCCGTCACGCATGGCCTGCATGACATCGGTTTCGGTTTGGCCCATTTGCAACAGGCGTTCGGTCGATGGACGGTCAAACATCGCCTTCAGGCCCGGATGTAGATCATCGGCCATGGCGGTGATATCGTGCCCGCGTACCCACTGATGGCCGACATGCTCATCATTGAGCGTCACATCGGCACCATCCGGCCATGCCGCAATGTGCGTGACGAAATTCCCATCATTGGCGATCTCGCGCAGGCTGGCCGGATCGACCGTGACACCGATTTCTTCCATGGCTTCGCGCGCGGCTGCCATCGGCGCATCTTCGCCGTCCTCGATATGGCCGCCCGGGAGACCCCAAGTATTCGGATGATCGTCGGCAGTGGGCGAACGGCGCAGAACGAGCGTTTGCCCGTCCTTGATAAACATAATCCCCGCAGCAGTAGGCGTCATTTTTTCTTCGCGTCGGCAATCTTCTGCCGTCCTTTTTCTGTCAAATATTCATCTGGCAAGCTGCTGACAGTATAGACCCAGTGGCCGCTACATTTGCAAAAAACCTCTTCGGCCGGCCGGGTAATGTCGTCCACGTAGCCATGCACCGGCTTGATCAGCCCCTGTTTCAGCGCCCACGACCCTGGCACAAGGTAGATCAGTCCGTCGCGCTCCTTGTGGTCGGGTCGGTAGTTGTAGCCCGGCTGGCGCCATCGGGAGTGCCAACGCATGGCGATTGCGTTGCCATCCATGGCGATCGTCTCAGCCAGCGCGGAAACGAACTTGGCACCCTGATCGATGTGGATACGGCGTTCTTCGAAAGGCAATCGCTGCAGCGGCTTGTAGATCGATGCTTTGACCTCGCGCTTATCCACCACCTCGCTGCCGCCGGCCGGCACGCTTGTCGCCCAGCCCGAGAACCGCGCCAGCGTATCGTCAATGCGCTGGCCCTTGCGCAGCTTGATCAGGTTGGCGGACGCGGCGACCCGGTTGCTCAACTCTTGCTGCAGCTTCGGCTTGATCATGTCCACCGTGAAGCGCGACACGCCAGGGTGCACCTTGGCGAGCGCTGGAGCGGTCAATGCCTTGTTGTAAACGCCCGACAGAAGGCGGCGTAGGGCATCGTCCACGTTCGCCGACCCGGCCGCCTGGCTTGCCGCCGCCGTGCGCAACTTCATCAACCATCCATCGAGGCGCGCCTGCGAGTCATATCCGTGGTCGGCCATGTCGTTGATGGCCTCGGTCAGGATGTCGTAAAACGAGGCCATTACTCGGCGTCCACTTCGCCGCCGGCCATTGGTGGCGGTGGCGGCTCATAGGCTATCAGGGCGTCAATGTCCAGATTCAGCGATTCCGGCATCAGGCGCTTGAACTGGTTGAAATTCTCCTGCGCCCAGCGGAACATCTCGGCTTTGTTTTCCGGGTCTAAGTGCGGCACCATGGAATCGACTGCGGCAATGATCGCCTCGGCGCGCACCTTGTCCAGCTTGGACAGTTCGCTTTCCGGTTCTTCCAGCAGTTGAGGCCATTCGTAAGCAAAGGCATTGCGCATGCCAGCAAACCACGTCTGATACGCCACGCCCTTCCATTGCGGGCACTCAGCCTGCAGGGTTTCGTAGAATTCCTTGGACCAAGCCAAATGCATGATCAGCGGGTCAAGAAACTGGAAACAGTCGGCGAGCTCGTCACGGATGCCGTCCACGTAGCGGGAAACGACCTTAGCATCCTCGGTGCCGTCCGCGAAGCCTTGCGCGAAGGTTTCCGAATTCAGGATGATGGACGGCATGTCCGCCGCCGTGGCGATGTTCTCGATCACGTTGGTGCGCGCCGTGGTCATCGCGTCATTGACGTTGGTGAGGTTGAGCGTGCTAGCTTCGTCCTTCTCGCCGATGTTGATTACGTTGCCGGTGGTGGCCTGCTTGAATGTCTGCCGCTTCTTCGTCAGGAAGAAATCCAGCACGTTGTCCACGATAGAGCCTGGCTGTTCCGCCTTGAGCACGATGACGCCGGCCTTGACGGTCACGAAGTTGTCCGTGAACATCGACTGAATGAAGGTGCGCAGCGGGAAGAGGGCGCGCTGATAGACCGAACGCCCGACGTAGCCATAAGAGGATGTCGTGTACTGGATGAATAGCGGGCGCTCATTCTGAATCACTGCACTGCGCGCGCGCGGGTAATCCACGCCGCTGGCAGACAGCTTGCTCACCTTCAGGAAGTCGGGGGAATTCGGGTTTTGGTCAGTAACCATGCTGCCGGCCATGACGAGCGGGTCCAGCACGTTGAAATAGATTTCACCGTCGGGGATCTCGAATTTGTCGATCAGGGCGTCCGGCGGCTTCCCGGCCAAGCCCCAGATGCAGCCGGCGGCGCCATACATGCGCGCTTGACCCTTCCACGACTTGATAACGTCGTTCATCTTGTGGCCGGTCCAGACCGTGGCGAACCGGTCACGCAGGCGCTTCTCATACGGCCCAGCGGCCGAAATCGTGATGTTGCGCGGCTTGTACATCGCCATGTCCACAGGGAAATCAACCATCTTCTTGCCGATGGGGTGATAGGCGTAGATCAGCTTGCAGAGCTCATAGGATGCCTCTGCCCCGGGCTGTAGCTCATCAGCCTCAAGAATCCGCATCAAGGGATTTGTCACAGGTGTGATGCTGATTTCTGCCATTTTATTCTTTCACGTGAACCATAATTTCAACCCGTCTTAATTCTAACCCCATGGTTTGAAAACTCCGCATGGGTCTCGTTTCTGTAACTATGGACAAAGCAGCAAGCCTCAAAAAAATCAGATGTATAGTGATTTTTTCGCTTCCCATTCATTTGCACGTATGCATGCCATAACTGCTGATGCTTGGCCCAACTGACGCCTTTGCACCCGGATGTGTTGTTGCATTGGGTTTTAATGTTGAATTTATTCTGCGTCGATGTCGACTCCCGCAAATTACGCGCTCGGTTATCAGCCCTATGTCCGTTTTCATGGTCAATCTCATTAACTGGATAGACTCCGTACATATAAAGCCATGCCAACCTGTGCGCATAGAGCAAGCGCCCATTTATGCCGATTTGCCTATAGCCAATTATTATATTCACATTACCTGCAACACTACCAGCCGACTTGCTGCCTCTTGATACTTTCCACTTGAAAACCCCGGTCAGCGGGTCATAACTCAAGATTTCCTTGAGTTCGGATTGTGATAGCATCGGCTTATTCATGATTTGTCCTTAGCAAATTGTGATAGAAGCCCTGAACCGTTACAAGCGATTCAGGGCTTCGTCATTTTACTCCTAGTATCCGCGCGTATTGCCTAATGCAATTGATATTGCATAACAGAATGTGTCCAAAAGGTCGTCGCTCTGGTCCTTGACACCGATGCGGAACCCGGTTACCTGCGTCAAAAAATGGTTTCTTGAGATTTCCTTGTATTTCTTGACCTTTTCGTAAGCATACCTGCAAATCTTGACTTCGCCGCGATATACATAGCCGGATATGCTGATTGCGCGCTCATCCTTGCCCATGGCCGTGAGCTTACCGTCAATTGGTCTTGCATTCCAGCCCCGGCGCTTAGCCTGCTGCAACAGAATGATGCCAGAGGCCTGATCCTCAATGAACACCCCAAGCGTGGTACCCATGCGTGCGCCTGTCATGGTCGCCAGTTCCTCCAGACGCTCATAGACGGTCGGCAGCCACGACTCCAGCAGCGATCCCTCAATTTGCACAATATCCCAATCCAGCACGATTAGGCGCCCTTCGCGTCCCATCACCGCCGGCATGAGCGCGTAGAACGATACGCCGGTGCCGTCATTCTTGGAGCCTGTCTTGATCGCCGTATCGATGACGGCGAAAACAGCATCGCACTTCGTCGGCATGTCGTAGGGATTGCCAGCAGCGTCGAGCAGGCTGGAAACACTGAAGAACGCGGTTCCCGACCAATCCACGAACTCAGCCAAGTATTCCTGCTGGTAGACCAGTGGGTGGTTGTCGTTCTTGAGCTTCAGCAACTCCGCCACGCGGCGCTCCATCCATTCTTCCGGCGTCTCACCCGGCCTGATCAGCGGCAGCAGCGGGTTGTCAGCGGTCGGAGCGTGGTGGTCTTTGAACCCGAATTTCTCGACGTCGTTGAGCAGATAGAAGAAATTGTCCGCTGCGGTTCCGTTCGGCGTGGACAATACCCAGGCGCGGCCACCCAAGTCAAACAGCGTCGGCTTGATCGATCGTTCCCAGATTTCCACCATGTTTGGCTTGGTGAAGGCGGCCTCATCAATGATGACATCGTGGTATTTCCGAGATCGGCCGGCACGCTCGTTTTCCAGTGACCAGAAGTCAATGCGGCCACCGGTGGTCGTTTCCATGCGGCCTTCGATCTTGCTGGCCTGCTTCTTGATGGGCGTGATGATGTCCAGCAGCTCGTTGTAAGCCTCGGACTGGATCTTGTAGTCAGGGGCAAACCAGCCTACAGAACGCCCCTTGGCTGCCTGCGAGCCTCCGACCGTCTTGCCGAATTCCGTTTTTCCCCAACGCCGACCACACCGAACCCGGTTGAACCGCGCCCGCTCGTTCCAGACGCGAACTTGGCCGGCATGCAGCGTGGGCAGGATGACATTCGGCATTGCGCCTAGCCCCCGTCCGGCAGGCCGCCGATGATGTTCACCGTCTCATCGTCTTTCAGCTCAGTCGATTTCCCGCTGTCGCTGTTCAGGTGCCAGCGCTTCGGGTCCATCCGGGCAGAATGCCACTTGCGCGCGTCAATGCGCATCTGCGCGTGCTGCAGCATCGCTCGCATGTAGACCGCGACCAGCTTATTTTCCCCCGCTTTCAGGGCATTCCCGACCCTTACGGTCCAGTCAGGCGTCCATGGATTATCGGCAATTTCGATTACCTCATCTCCTTGGATGGATGCCCGGGTAAGGATGGCGCGCGCGTAATGCTCCGAAAGTCCGAATAAAACATGGCCTTCCTCCACGTCCGTGGAAGCATCCGCCCATCTGAAAAAGGTTTGTATTGTTGGAAGTCTGACAACATCAGATTCGAGAACCTGGCGCAGGCTTTCTCCCTGAGTGATGCGATCACATACCTCAAGCCAGATTTCCTTCGATGGCTCAACGTTGCGCTTATGATGGGATTTAACGGGGGGCGGTGTTGCTTCTTCCCCCTTAGTGGTCTTGGCAGGTTTCTCTGCCTTTTCGCTGGACTTCTTCATTTTGTGTTTGCCTCATTGCCGGCGTAGAGGGTTTGGTGTTGTGCCCGGCTTGGGGCTTCGCCTTATGGCGCGGTGTTTTTTGGCTTGGCGCCGGTGAAGGGCCACCAGTAGAGCCAGTCTGATGCGGGAGGCGGTGCGCTCGAGTCTGGTTCCTTCATGATGCGCGATTGCCTCAGAGCATGCAGAAGTCGATTGCAATCCTCTTGGGTAGGTGGTTGTTTGATATCTGGGATGGCAGCCATCTGATACGTCTGCACCTTTCGTTCAGCCCACAGCTTATGTGAGGTTTTGTAATCGGCCAGAACGAGGCCGCAGAAAATCCCCGCTAGCCACACGCAAATTCCCATGGGGATGATTAGCTTTCGAGACATTACGCATCTCCTTAATAGGGTTGACCCGCCCCGCGCCGTAAGAACCCTAGCATCAGGGGAGAAGAAACGGCTTCCATGTCGTGCGGGTCTGCTGGGCTTTTCCCCGAGTCGCCAGCGCGCGGGTTGATTGCTCTTACGCCACGCGACCAATGTAGGAGGCGTCATAAACGACGCTTCCGGCAAAGTTTGTGATGTCGAATGAAATCTTGTCGGTGCCGGCCAGCACCAAGGTTGGGGCGGTCCCGACAACGCCGGCCGCGCCAGCCCATCGGGTGCCTGCAGGCCATGTAAGCCCCACTCCGCCATTTGTCACCGTCAGGATCGCGCGGATTGCGTGGCCGGTTGTCGGAAGACTTGAAAACGAAAGCGTCGCTGCGGCGCCCACCGTAAATGCAATATCGGTCCCCAAACCGAGGTCAATAGCCTTTGCGCCAGAGATAGAATCCACATTCTGGGCCACATTGGAGCCGCCAGAACTAGCGCCGCCGGGATAGATGCCGAGGATTTTGAGCCAGATAATGAGCTGGGCGATGCCGATCATTGCTTCACCCATGCAGAAACACCTGTCACATTAGAACCGGTATAGGTGAGCGTCTGCTTGTAAAAGCTGCCGTAAATGTCAGGCCCTGCAGTGATCGTGTCGACCGCGCCGCTGGGGCCGCCATACGTGATCACCAGGGGCAATTGATTGGGGTCGATAGTCACGGCGGGGCCTCTTCAAATTAAATTGCAATCGGGACAATGATTGTCACATCATAGCGCCTCTAGGCATTACCGTCCATAGAGCAGGCTAAGTCCGAAAATCAACGTCATCCCCGAACTTGGTGGCGACATAAGCACGCATTGCCGCGATGAGAGGTGTAGATCCGTAGAACGTCATGTGAAGGCCGGCTGTTCTGTGAAGCAACTCCAAGCTGAAAGCAGCCCAAACCTGAGGATGCGGATGGGATGGGGCGCGG